TCTATGACCCAACGAACTTCACACCACGCCGTGGCGTGATGACCCGTTACGCTAAGAAGGTTGTACGTCCTGAATTCTTCGGTAAGATTCTTATCGACGGACTCACAAACGTCTAATCTCTCAGTAACGGTGAGAATAAACTGGGTGGCCGAAAGGTCACCCTTTTTATTTTCTTTATGACCAAAATATGAGTTAATCATTAAATAAAACTATTTATTACTAGTCCCTTAATAGAGAATATTATGGAAACACAAGAACCAATTTTTTACGATGGATCTCCTAGAAATCCAGTTGGCGTTACTCCATTCGGATTTTTTGATAGCGACACCTCATTCCAATCGGATGCTCCAAAGGCAGCAGAATTTGTTGCACGCAAATTAGGATATCCTGTTGTAGAAGTGGAATTAATTGATAAACAAATCTATGCTTGCTTTGAAGAAGCAATCACAACATACGGCAACCAAGTCAATCAATTTAATGCACGTGAATTTATGATGACACTACAAGGTACGCCTACGGCAAATTCCGCTACACAAACAAATGTGGTTGGTTCGGCAATTCCACAAATGATTAAAATTGCAAGTGATTATGGTACAGAAGCGCAATCTGGTGGAAATGTTCAAGTAAAGAGAGGATACATATCGGCTTCCGCATATACTCAATCTTATGATTTAAAATCATTATGGGCCGATGTTAGTGAAAGTGGTAACGCTATAGAAATTCGTCGTGTCTACCATTATATGCCACCAGCCATCGCACGTTACTATGACCCATTTGCAACAACGGGTCTTGGCTTAACAAACTTGATGGCAGAATTCGGATTCGACGGATATTCACCGCCAGTCACATTCGTGATGATGCCAGCTTATGAAGATTTACTTCGTATTCAAGCAATCGAAATCAATGATATGATTCGTAAGAGTCAATATGGATTTGAAATCTCTGACAATGTTATCAGATTTACTCCTATTTTTACACAGAATAAAGCAATATTTTTTGATTATATGGTAGTGTCTGATAAGCAAGCAAGTGTGTATCAATCTGGAAGTGCAGGACAATTTGCAAGTGATTTAACAAATGTTCCATACACACAAATTGTATATGCAAACACTAATTCACTATCACGTACTTGGATTTTCCGTTATACATTGGCATTAGCTAAGGAATTACTTGGTATCGTCCGCTCAAAATTTGAAAATATTCCATATCCAGACGGACAAATTAAATTGGATGGCGAATTACTTCGACGAGAAGGATTAACTGAAAAAGAACAACTTATTAAAGAATTGCAAGAAACTCTTGATCAAACTGGACAAAAAGCACAGTTACAACGCCAAGCAGAAAATGCAAAGGCTATGCAAGAAGTGTTTAAGAATATTCCTACTCTCATTTACATAGGTTAATCAATGGCACGATTTGTCACACAACGTGATTTCGAATTTATTCAACACATCACCCGTGAGTTGATTGACGAAACGATGGATGTGGCTGTTGTATTATACAAAATTGTAGTAGAATCTGCAAAAGTAAATATTTACGGAGAAAGTGTAACAAAACCACGTTATACTCCTGTCACTGTAAATGCAATTGTAAAATATGACAAAAACACAGTTGTACAAGAAGAAGGGTTTGGGGTTAATCAAGACCAACAAACCGAATTTAGATTTGCTCGTCGTATGCTTCAAGAAGTCAATACGTATCCGGAAATAGGTGATATAGTTGGATACAATAATCACTTTTACGAAATTCATAATATCACCGAAACACAACTCATCGCAGGTAAGCCAGGGTTTAATACCGCAATTATTTGTATGGCACACTTGACTCGTCGTACAAGTATTGATATAGAAGAGGCGCAAGTATGAACTTCGACCCAGAATATAAAGAACCAGTATTACAAAAAGTAGATTTACAACAGCAAAAAGTTGTACAAAACAGAGCAAATGACATCCCACTAGGTAACACGCCGCCGATAGCGGTAACGTTATTTACTATTGATAATGCGATTCTTCAATATATGAATCAACGTATTAAACCTGTAGTAACACAAAACGGAAATGAAGTTAAGGTTCCTGTTATTTACGGTGATCCTGAACGTTGGAAATCAGCACAACGTGATGGTGTTATGAGAGATTCTATTGGAAAAATTCAACTTCCAATGATTATGATTCGTAGAACTGGGATGAAAAAATCTATTATTAACTCTCCGGTCAACAAATATTTAGAAAGGACTTTTGAAACTGGATGGAACAGACGGACTCCGTATGACCAATTTGCTGTTAAAAATAAGATTACCCCAAGTCGTGAATATTTGACCACCACCCTTCCAGATTATTATGAAATAACATACCGTTGTATGATTTGGACTGAATATATGGAACAAATGAATGCAGTGGTAGAAAACATTTCGTTTGAAACGGACCAATATTGGGGTGACCAAAATAACTATAAATTCCGTACTTCGGTTAAATCGTTCGAACCATTGACGGAGCTACCTACATCAGAAGACCGCATGGTAAGAACTCAATTTGATATGACTATTTACGCATATTTGTTGCCTGAGAATATGTTAGATAAACAGAATAATAGAACCCTTACCACACGAAAACGGTATTCTACTAAAAAAACTATTACTTTTACCGAAATAGAAAGTGAATAATTGATGTTTAGGTAAAAAAACAGATATTTATAATACGAGTTGTATTGTACACAAAAGAGGTTATTATGGCAGAAATTACCAAAGATGAATTAAACGAGATTAACGTTTTGCGTGATAAGTTAGCAACGGTAGTCTCCGACACTGGCCAGTTCCAACTTCAAGTTGAAATGTTGGAACTGGATATCGCAGAACTAAAATTAAAGATTGGTGAGCAAGCCAAACTATTTAAAAGTTTACTTACAGAAGAACAAGATTTAATTAATCGGTTATCGGAAAAGTATGGTGTCGGGTCAATTAATTTTGAAACCGGCGAATTCACCCCAGAGAGATAAACAAATTTAGTTTGGAGAATACCGTATGGCAGAAAGAATCGTGTCGCCTGGTGTCTTTACACAAGAACGCGACCAAACATTCCTCGCACAAGGCGTAGCTCAAATTGGTGCGGCGTTTGTTGGTCCAACCACTAAAGGACCAGCATTTATTCCTACTTCGGTAGATGGTATCGATGGGTTCGTCACGACTTTCGGCGAACCAGACGGTACCTCTTACATGAGTTATGCAGTTAAAAACTACCTCCAAGAAGCAGGAAGTGCGACTATCGTTCGTGTTCTTGGATTAGCCGGATACACTACTACCGCCGCAACCATCTTCGCTACTGGTTCGCTCGGTACTAAATTATTTGCAGTTCTTCACCCAACCGTATCTGGAAGTAGTCTTACAAACATCAGTCTTTTAGGTACCACCGCAAGTTTTGGTTTAGTAATCAGTAGTTCAAACAGTTTACACACTTCGGCAAGTAATTTAAGTGCAATTGAAGGTAATAACTCCTTTATTGGTACCTACTTTGGAACCACCGCAGAAAGTGATTCTTCATATCCAGCATATGTCTACGCTATCTTCCCAGATGCACTTGCACAGGCTGGGGATACAGTAAGTCTCAGTGCAACTACTGCGTCACTCGCACTCAACACTCAATACGATAACGCAACTACTCCTTGGATTCGTTCACAACCAATCGCAGGAGCAAGTACTGATTTGTTCAAAGTTCATACATTAAGTGATGGAACTGCGGCAAATAAAGAAATTAAAATTTCTATTACTGGTATTTCGCCAAGTCTTGACCCAGATAGTAATTATGGTTCATTCTCATTACTCGTCCGTGACTTCACCGATACTGACACATCAACGAATGTTCTTGAAAGTTACGACAACTTAAATCTCGATCCAGATAGTCCAAATTATATCGCACGCCGTATTGGTAACGCAGTTCCAACATATAATTCGGCAACAGGCGAAACTTATTACGAAGGTGACTATCCAAACACCTCAAAGTATATCCGTGTAGAAATGAGTGATAGTGTCATTCCAGAAAATGCGGTACCGTATGGATTTGCTGCACTAACCTCAGTATTTAGTACCACTTCTGGCCAAGTTACCAGTGGTTCATATGTTACCAGTCGTTGGTTAAGTGGTAGTACTTATGGATATAACGCAAATGCTATCGACACCCGCGCATATTACGGATATGATTTCTCAAAGACTACTAACCTATCACTTCTCGCACCAACGGTTGGCGGATTAACAGTTGGGTCAGAATTTAACCTCAGTAGTTCACTTGCATCCAACGAAATTGGTGGTAGTCCACTTTCACTTACCAATCGTGACCAAGTAGCATATCGTCGATTCACAGTTCCTCTCCAAAGTGGGTTCGATGGATTAAACCCAGCACGTTATATCGCACTAGGTGGGTCAATTACTTCAACAAATACCCAAGGATTTGATCTTTCAAATGCAACTGCATCTGGTTCAAAAGAATATAAGAGAGCATTAAACACGCTCAGTAACCCAGATAGTGTAGACCTCAATCTTTTGGTCATCCCAGGCGTTCTATACTCACAACACAGTTATATCGCACAATCAGCAATTGACCTTTGTGAACAACGTGGTGATTGTTTCTATCTTCTCGACTTAGCAACACTTGATGCAACTATCAGCACTGTTACTGGTCTAGCAGAAACTCTTGATACTAATTACGCTGCAGCATACTATCCTTGGATTCGTATCGTAGATACAAATACCAACAAGTATACTTGGGCACCACCATCAGTAGTACTTCCAGAAGTCTACGCATACAGTGATAATGTTGGTGCAGAATGGTTCGCACCTGCAGGATTAAATCGTGGTGGAATTCCAGGCGCAGTCGGCGTTAAGACCAGATTAAATCAAGCACAACGTGACGAATTGTATGAATCAAAGGTCAACCCAATCGCACAATTCCCAGGACAAGGTATCTGTGTGTGGGGGCAAAAGACACTTCAACGTCGCGCTTCAGCACTTGACCGTGTAAACGTTCGTCGTCTTCTTATCACCGTCAAGAAGTTCATCGCAAGTTCAGCACGTTACTTGGTCTTCGAACAAAATACCGAAGCAACACGTAACCGCTTCTTGAACATCGTCAATCCATATCTCGCTGGTATTCAACAACGTTCTGGATTAACATCATTCCGTGTGGTAATGGATGAAACTAATAATACACCAGACATCATTGACCGTAACATTTTGGCTGGTGCAATCTATCTCCAACCAACTCGTACCGCAGAATTCATCAAGTTGGATTTCAACATTCTCCCAACTGGTGCAACCTTCGATACAATCTAATCAGTTTTTTCAATAACCACTATTTATTTAAAGTACCAATCTATATTTGGAGAGCCATATGGCAAATTTGGTCAATGAACAAGAACTATTTTTCACCGCATTTGAGCCAAAAACTCAAAATCGGTATGTGATGTATATCGAAGGTGTACCTGCGTATCTCATCAAAAAAGCAGACCGTCCAAAGATTACCCAAGAAAAGAAGCGTTTGGACCACATCAATCTCCAACGCTATGTCAAGGGAAAGACGGTGTGGGATGAAATGGTACTCGAATTATACGATCCAGTAGTTCCATCGGGCGCACAAGCAGTGATGGAATGGGTCCGTCTTCACCACGAATCAGTCACCGGCCGAGATGGATATGCAGAATTCTATAAGAAGGATATTATTATTAATGTCCTCGGACCAGTGGGCGATAAAGTTGAAGAATGGATTTTGAAGGGAACACAAATCACTAAAGTTGAATTTGGTGAAATGGCATGGGAAAAAGATGATCCCGTTTCTATTTCATTGACGGTACAACCAGATTACTGTATCCTCAATTACTAATTCTACAATAAAAATACAAAAACCTCACGGTCAAACGTGGGGTTTTTTGTTATATACCAAGAATTTATGATACTTATAGTAAGACGTATTTTTCCGAGAAAAAACTATGGCAGAAATCACTGAATTCAATATTGGTCAAGGTGAAACCTTTAAAGTACTTGCTACTGTAGAAAATGCAGACACCGGAGGATATTTAGATATTACCGATTACACTTTCGTAGGTCAAGTTAGAGAAAATTACACGACTACGGAATTAGCGGCATCATTCACAATCACAAAATTGACTCCACAAACATCTGGTAGTTTTTACATAGAGCTTACACCTACTGACACAAGTAATCTTACCCAAAGAAAATATGTGTATGATATTAAAATGACCAGTGGTTCTATTACTCGACGAGTTCTTGAAGGATATTTTGTGGTTCGTCCCGCGTCTACGAGATAATACATGACAGATTTTAGTACTGGTATACCAAATATACGAGTTATTATACGTGAAGCTTCGGATGAAAATTTAACTGCACAGATTCCTAACATTACAGTTAAATTGGAAGAAGGTTCACAGTATAATGTTAATATTGTTCCAAATAGTGTTTCACCGCTTCGTACCGGCTCCTTTAATAGTTATGCTGATGTTGCGGGGTATGCGTATACCGCATTATCTGCAAGTTGGGCACCTACTAGTGCGGGCGTAAGTGGGGGAACTGAAAATTATATACCTCTTTGGAGTAATGATACTACATTAACATCCAGTTTGTTATATCAAACAGGGTCAAGTGTTCTTTTAGGTGCAACTACTCAACATACTCCAGAAGCTCCAGATACTCTGAGTGTATTCGCTTCGTCGGGTAGTACTTCATATAATCTCATTTCTGCACATGGAAACGTAGATAGTTATCTACAACTAAACATAAAGAATTTTAATGGTGGAGAAACGGCATCTTCAGATATAGTTGCAACCGCAGATATTGGAACCGAAACCGAAGGATTTATTAATCTTGGTATAAATGCCAGTACTTATGCTATTACCGATGGTGTGGGTAACGCATTAGACGGTTATCTGTACATGACAGGAAGTGACCTTCTCATTGGTAACGTAACCCCTGACAAAAAGGTTATCATCTTTGCTGGTGGTGAAAATGCATCAAATAATGCACGTGTCTATATTGACGGTACTGGTACAGTGGGTATCAACACTACCAGTATTACCGCAGGTGCCCCAGAATCACTATACGTTGGTGCACTGAATACATCATCTATCAACTTGGTTACTGCGGTCAGTAATGTAAACAATTACAGTCAGATTAATTTAACAAATCAAAATTCTGGAACTGAAGCGTCTGCTGACTTTGTTGCTACAGCAGACAACGGTACGGAAGAGTTAAATTACATAAACATGGGCATCAACAGTAGTGTATATAACGTACCAAATCAAGTTGGTATGGCAAATGATGCATACTTGTACTCTACTGGTCAAATGTTGCACATCGGAAACGCAACAGAAGACCAAAAAATTATGTTCTTTGCGGGTGGTATTGACGCCGATGCCAATAACAAATTAACATTAGATGCAAATAATAATCATGAACTTACAGGGTCATTATTATTTAAAGATGGTGGAAAAATATCTGCTCAATTTGGAGACTTATCACTTTCTCCGAACAGCGTAACAGATGAAGTAGTTTTAAACGGATACTCTGGTAACACATATTTAAGTGTTTCTGATTCTGGTGTAAATATAGTATCACCTGCCACCATTATAGCTAACGGAAATTATATTTACTCCGATGGACATATATTACTAGCAAATAATGCAAGTATAACAAGTTCAATGGTAAATGCAGTTTCATTTCTTGGAACTGCAAGTTGGGCAATTTCCTCATCATTAGCAACTACAGCGTCATATGCGTTGAACGCTGGTGCTGGAGCCGGATTCCCATATAGTGGAAGTGCAGTCATTACAGGCTCATTACTTGTATCTGGTTCATCTACGTTTACAAATATTGGACCTGCAGTATTTAGTGGTTCTGTAACTTTAACACAAGGTATCACTGGTTCATTTTCTGGTTCATTTAAGGGTGACGGTAGTGGATTAACTGGGGTAGTTGCAGCAGGAACTATATCAAGTTCAGCACAAGTTGAATTAAGTCAAATAACGGGGACAACATTCTCCGCTAGTAATTTTACATTCCCAGAAAATCTTACAGTATCGGGTTCAGTTACTATTAGAGATAACCTTATTGTCTTAGGGTCATCTTCAGTTAATTACATTTCTCAAAGTACACTTAACATCGGAACTAATTTAATTACGGTAAATGCGCAAACACCATCAGTAAGATTTGGTGGGTTGGCGGTAATTGATTCTGGTTCATCTCCATTAGGTAGTGGGTCACTATTATATGATTCTGTACAAGACGAATGGGTGTTCGTCCATAGAGGTTCACCTGGTGGAGCCGTAACATCATCTCATGTGATGATGGGACTACAAACATACGATGATGTTGGAAATGAGTTGTATGTTCCTGCAAATACGATAATAAAATCCCAAGGATATGAACACGTAACGGGTTCGCAAATTACTGATAATGGCGTCACAGTAACCATCCCAGGTGGATTAACGGTCGGTACGTCCGTGTCAAGTAGTACAGTGATTTCGCCATCTGGTAGTCTAATCTTAAAACCTGCCACGGGGTCTATTGGTAGTGGTTCAATTCAATTTCACGGTGGATTGGAATGGGTGCGTACATTAGGGGCCACCCCTGTTGAATTTGGTGATTTGATGTCATTTGGTGGAACGATGGGTATCATCGACGGAGGAACGTTAACATCATCGGGTTCCAATCCAACATTAGTATTGCAAATTGGTGAGGCAGTTGGATACGTGATGTCCGCGGGATCATACGGGTCACACAATCTATTAAAGATAAGTACTATCGGTACATCAGATGCATCACGACAAGTAACTTTACCCCCATCGTCAGACCTGTACGTATACTATAATAGTTCTGGTCAAATACGTAGTGGTTCAACAGAACCAAACGGTAGATTTAATGCATTATTAGGTAGAGTCATCACCGACACAGGTTCTATTATTTATATTGACCGAACTGGTGTAGACTCTCATCATTATGGTAACTACATAGATAAGTTGTTTAAACGAGCACTCGGACCTGTCTTTGAATCTGGTGCAACAACAACCGAAGGCACTGCTGCACGTACATTAAACGTCACCGCAGCATCCTACTATTATTCTGAATTTAATATTACCACGACCGCAGGAACACCGATTACGTTTGATGCATATTATCGTAGTGGGTCTGGTGGTGTGGGTAATGCGGGATATGCAGTATCTGCTTCACAAACGACCGCAAGTAATGCAGTATACGATAGTGCAAGTTTTGGAACACTACAGTCCATTCCCGCAGGTAAATACGTCAAGCACGCATTCTATTTATTGGGTAGACCAAGTACCAAGTATCTTATGGTCTATGGTCAAGAACTGTTTGATAATCTTGAAGCAGCAGAAGCAGGTAATCTACCAACACCTCCAACGTTTATTAAAGACCAATTTGCTATCTTTGCGTCAACCGTAGTAACACCAGACAGTGCAAGTATCCAATCAATTATTGATGAACGCCCCCGGCTTGGATTCGCATCACCATCTCGTACTGGTGTAGTTACATTACACGGTAACTTACTTGGACTGGATGCTGACGACCATACGCAATACTTGTTAGTAGACGGTACAAGAGCAATGACAGGTGACTTGTCGTTGGGTAATAATGATATTACAAATGTAGCAACATTAACAGCAACATCAATTACTGGGTCACTTTTTGGTACAAGTAGCTGGGCAAATTATGCAGTGACTTCATCATATGCGTTAAATGCTGTTGGTGGAAGTTCTGGCACGGCTGGAACAAGTGGTACGGCGGGTAGTTCTGGTACCTCGGGACAAAGTGGATCTTCCGGTACCTCTGGACAAAATGGATCTTCCGGTACCAGCGGTTCGTCTGGGTCAACAGGAACATCCGGCTCTACAGGAAGTTCTGGAACATCTGGTTCTTCTGGTACAAGTGGAAATTCTGGTTCTTCTGGTACAAGTGGAAATTCTGGTTCTTCTGGTACAAGTGGAAATTCTGGTTCTTCTGGAACAAGTGGTTCTACTGGAAGCAGCGGAACCTCTGGTTCTACTGGAAGTAGTGGAACAAGCGGAATTACAGGTAGTAGTGGTACCTCTGGAACGTCCGGTAGTACTGGTTCTTCTGGAACAGCTGGCTCCACAGGTAGTTCCGGAACATCAGGTTCTACTGGTTCGTCTGGAACGTCTGGGTCAACAGGAAGTAGTGGAACATCGGGATCGACAGGAACATCTGGAAGTACAGGAAGTAGTGGTACATCTGGTTCTTCTGGAACAAGCGGAAGTTCGGGAACATCAGGATTAACAGGAAGTTCTGGAACAAGTGGTTCTACGGGTTCCTCTGGTACAAGTGGAAGTACCGGATCTTCAGGAACTTCTGGAACATCAGGTTCCAGTGGCACAAGTGGATCTACAGGAAGTTCAGGAACCAGCGGAGTAACGGGATCGTCAGGAACATCAGGTAGTAGTGGTACCTCTGGTTCTACTGGAAGTAGTGGTACATCTGGATCCACGGGTAGTTCCGGTACTTCGGGTAGTTCTGGTTCTTCCGGCACATCTGGATCCACTGGTTCTTCTGGTACGTCTGGATCCACCGGTTCTTCTGGTACGGCCGGGTCAAGCGGAACCTCTGGAAGTACAGGGTCGAGTGGAACATCGGGGTCCACAGGGTCATCTGGTACATCTGGACAAACTGGTTCATCTGGAACCTCCGGTTCAACCGGTTCTTCTGGTACCTCTGGTATAAATGGGGATATATACGCTACCACATCATCTACCTCCAATTCTATCGGAACAGGTAACAAAACATTTACGGTGGACAATGATGGATTAGCATATACTAATGGTCAAACTGTTATTGTCGCACGAGCAGCTGATTATACTACCAGAATGGAAGGTACCGTTGTTAGTTATGATGATGGTACGAATACATTAGTAGTAAATGTTACCACAACATATGGTTCTGGTGGACCATACACAGACTGGCAAATTAACGTCGGTGGTGTTCCTGGACAAGCAGGGTCTTCCGGTACAAGCGGAGTTTCAGGTTCAAGTGGTACTTCTGGACAAAATGGTTCATCTGGTACATCTGGAAGTTCTGGTTCATCTGGTACCTCAGGTTCTACTGGTTCTTCGGGAACATCTGGTACTACAGGTAGTAGTGGAACTAGTGGTAGTACCGGATCATCCGGTACATCTGGTTCTTCTGGAACAACAGGTAGTTCAGGTACTTCAGGTTCTACCGGGTCTAGTGGAACTTCAGGTAGTACAGGAAGTTCAGGTACAAGTGGTTCTACTGGTTCAAGTGGCACCTCAGGTTCTACTGGAAGTTCCGGCACAAGTGGAAACACAGGTAGTAGTGGTACTTCGGGAAATACAGGAAGTTCAGGAACCTCTGGTTCTACTGGAAGTTCTGGTACCTCGGGTTCTACTGGAAGTAGCGGAACAAGCGGAAGTACAGGTAGTAGTGGAACTTCGGGGTCTACTGGAAGTTCAGGAACTAGTGGTTCAACGGGTAGTAGTGGTACAAGTGGAGTAACGGGTAGTTCTGGTACATCCGGTTCTACAGGATCTTCAGGTACCAGTGGGCAAACAGGATCATCTGGTACGTCTGGTAGTACTGGTTCATCCGGTACTTCTGGACAGAACGGTAGTTCAGGTACATCAGGTAGTACCGGAAGTAGCGGTACCTCTGGTTCAACAGGAAGTTCCGGAACTTCAGGTACCACAGGAAGCAGCGGTACCAGTGGGGTAGGTGGAAGTTCTGGTACCTCTGGTTCTACTGGAAGTTCGGGAACATCTGGTAGTTCTGGTACACGTGGGTCATCGGGTACATCAGGTAACACTGGTTCATCTGGAACATCTGGTACCTCATCCGCTGCAACTTTTGACCCCGCAACATTAAAAATCACCGTAGGTACCACCGCACCAACTAGTCCAGCAACATTTGACCTCTGGGTAGACACAAACTAATAGGAATATAATATGTTACATATCAATCAAGATAATTATAGTGGATTTGAAATTATATTTTCAAACGGATGGAAAATTTCAGTACAATTTGGTACAGGCACATTAAGTCAAAATGAAAATGTTGTAGAATATCAGGATTCAACTGACGCTGAAGTACGAATATGGGACAATACAGGAATTCCGTATATATTTGAAAGTATTGGTAGTCCTATTTTACCATATGTACCATCGGATAAAATTTCGGATTTAATGATGTTTGTGCGTAATCAGGAGGCTGTATAATGTTACACGTACCAGTTGGAGCAAATGCGTTTGGTACATTTTTACCATCATCAACTGCTCGTCCCGCTGGCGCACAAGGTACATCGGTTACGCCGAGTACGACTTCACTTGCCGCCGCTACTTATGCACAAATATTAACTGCGTTAAGCACAGATGCATACGGATTGTTAATCGCTATTAATAGTAACAGTGCAAACAACTCAACAAGACGTACCGTTGTTGATATTAGTATAGACCCCGCAGGTGGAACAACCTACAATGTAGTTATTCCCAACCTAATTGCAGGTGGTGCTCCTTCATATGTAACCGAAGGTATGGCACAGTGGTATTATTTTCCAATTTTTATTCCTAGAGGAAGTACCGTTGCGGCACGTGCATATGGAACTGTTACCACCGCAATTCGTGTAATGGCGTGGGCGATGCAACAACCAATAAATCCCGCAAGTATCCGTAAAGGGTCATTTGTAGAAGCTATTGGTCTTGGGAGTCCTGTGTACGACGGTACTGCAATAACTCCTGGTACCGCAACAAAAAGTTCCTGGGTACCACTTGGAACGACTACTAAAAGATTATGGTGGTGGCAACTTGGATTGGAAGGTACCGCAGCCGATTCATCATATGCTGCGAACAGTACCATTCATTTAGATTTGGGGGTCGGAGATGGAACTGACCCGGGAACAGATATGATTCTTAGAGATTTTCCTATTCGTGTTGGGTCCGCTGCAGAAACGTACAGTAGTATGCCTATTACCGTAGGATGTGAATGGTCAGTTCCGGCAGGAAGTTCACTATATGTACGTGCAATTAACGCCGCGACGAACGAAACGGGTGGATATACAGTCATCGCCTATGGAATGGGCGGATAAATAATAAAGAGGATTACTTATGGCAATAACAGAAGCATATGCAGGGTCGGCGGCAATCGGAGTAACGGAATATTCCGCACCAAATAACGCAAACTATTCGTCAGGGTCACCGATTACCGATGACGGAGTATATCAAGTATTCTTGGATACGTCAGATATGGTGGCAACAGACCAATTACAAGTTCGTATTTATGAAAAATGTCGGTCTACCGATACCCAACGTGTTATTTATGAAGCTATATTAACTGGAACGATGACGGATACATGGGTCAGCCCATCGTTGATACTCTTACATGGTTGGGATGTTACTTTGGATGCGTTGGTAGGAACTATCACGGTAAATTGGTCAATCCGTAAGGTAGCATAATATGTCAACCTGGGTATACCAACCGCTTGTTCCGGCTACAGCACAAGTACAATCTGCAGCCGGAACAACTGGCCAAATTAAAGTCTGGACTGGTGCAGCTTGGGTAGCAAAACCTGTAAAGGTTTGGAATGGCGCATCGTGGGTCACAAAACCAGTAAAATATTATAATGGGGCTACGTGGGTAGTTACTCCATACTAGTCAAACTGATATTTATAGTAGTATCTCTTTAAGGACAATCTATGGGACTTTTGGAACAAATACAAAGTGGAGCGTTATTTACTCGACAAACCGTAACGTTGAGTAATAGTCCACCTTCATCAAGTACCACATCATTCGGTTCAAGTTATGTTTTACTTGGAGTGACTGCAAATAATCCATGCCGTATCAGACTTTATTCGGATAGTGCTAGTGTTGCAATCGACGACCTTAGATTAAGTTCATCGTTAGACATTAGTGCATCAGTAGGATTGACATTTGATGGAACATTAGACACGGATTTAACTTTTACATTTGACCCACCCGTAATCGGGTCAACGTTTGTTGATAGTAAAACGTGGTATAATATAAGTGGATCTAACGGTACAAATGTAAATTTTACGTATTATCCTATTGAACAATTTACCGACCGTCATACCATTACTATTCAACAGTATGCGTTAGCAAACAATATTATTCATGAAGGTACATTTACTGCACCAAAAGCATTCATTTTAATGAGTGCAAGTGCGGATACGGTTAGTAGAATTCGATTATATTCGGTCGAGTCTGATGTTCCCCTTTCCGAAAAAGTGCGAACAGTGGGTACACTACCTGACAATAACTCTAAACTAATTTCAGATTTATTATTTGATAGCGCATCATATTCGTATATATTATCACCCGTTCTTGAAGCATACAATTTGAATAATTCGTATACCGGAACAAACACATACTCGTATATAATACAAAATAGAACCGGAACAGATACACCAATTACTGCGTCATTTTATATTTACCCACTAGAAACTTAATATGAGATATTATCCATTTGGGTCTGGGTCACACACATATTTTCCGGCAACTTCATCATTTGCTGCGTATACAATTGATGCACTCAGTTATGTAACCGCACTGTCAGCTTCGTACGCAATTCAAGGTCCAAGCGGGTCACAAGGTCCATCGGGTCAGTGTATTCAGCAATCTGGAAGTCAAGGTCCACAAGGACCATCTGGTAGTCAAGGTCCGATTGGTGAAATCGGTAGACCTGGAGAATAATTTATGAAATTTTATCCGCACGGTGGGACGGCAAACATAATATCATATTTGCAAAGTGCAAGCCTTGCAGTATCAGCCTCACATTTATATAATCCAAATAAACCCATTCTTAGTGCATCTCTCGCATTAAGCGCAGACATTATATATCAAGGTCCACAAGGACCATCGGGATCAAATCAGACCGTAACCGGCCCCCAAGGAGTAACAGGTCCAGCAGGTTCAACCGGTCCACGTGGATTTGGAAGTTATACGGGAAGTTTGACAACTGCTACTTGTTGTACACCGTTTGATACGTACTGTGTTGGTACTGATTTATATACTTATGATAACAATTGTGTTGGTAGTTTATCATGTACTGATTATATCGTTTGTGGTGGGTCTAACTCAAATTGTACATAAAATATGTCATTTTATTTTCCATTTAATATTTCCGGTGTATCTTCCGGATCGATTGTAACTAGTTCTGTTTCTCAGCAATCCGTTACGTCAAGTTTCACCGCTTCTGTTGGCGGTATCGCACAATCTGCCGTTTATGCGGCAACAATAGGTACTATTGGTCCTAGTGGATCACGAGGAACAGATGCCTCTGGATGTGTTGGTACTCTTCAAGGGCCAACTGGGTCACAAGGACCAACGGGGACACGGGGGCAGGCAATATATGATTGTCCTGCTGGATATGTTGCGTGTACTGAATTAACACCACCTGTGGGATATAGCATTGTTTGCATTCCGTTACCTACACCATGCACGGGTACGACGATTATTTGTCCATCATCATACACACCTTGACAAATAGTAAATAAACCTTTAAGTTTCACTAAACATTACAGGCAGGTAATATGACAAATACGGTTCCAGCACCATTAGCGCTACGAAATTTAATTGAAAGTAATAATCAATTATTAAAAATCTATCAATCAGAGTTGACTGCTAAAGTTGCACAAGCCAACGAAGAAATGATGAGAATGTTAGGACTTGACCCAAATGACGGATGGCGATTAGACCTAGATACATTTACTTACGTTAAGGTCGAAAAAACAAATGATACACCAGTCAGCTGAACAGGCAATACTCACGTTTGGAAAGTTTAAAGGTTATTCACTTGCTCACGTATACTACAACAATCAGTCATACCTTCAATGGATGACACAAACCGTTGGTATACCTGAAGTCTGGAAAGAAGCGGCACAAATGACGCTGAAAGGTGAGGATATTTCCCACCTTAAAATCGCAAAGACGAATAACCCGACTTCCACATTTACACCACAAGTTTCGACAGACACCACAGTTTCTATTCATTTAAAGGATAGTAAAACTGCGGTTGTTGTCATGCCATATAATCCCAACTTGATGGCGAAGTTCAAGTATGAAGTCGATGGACGAAAGTGGAATGGAGAAGAGAAGTGGTGGGAGTTTCCAGCCGTCCATCTCCCCAAGGCGTTTAATGTCTTTGGACAAAATAATATCAAGTGTGATGAGAAGGTATTGAAACTCTTGGAGAAGTTAAAAGACCGCCGTGAAGATTTGGATGAGATTCGGGTCAAAGAAGATGTGGAGTTTGACATTAAAGGGATGCAACTCCAACTATATCCATACCAGAAAGTCGGTGTTAAATTCGTGGAACGGGCAGACGGTCGGTGTCTCATCGCAGATGCGCCTGGTCTGGGAAAGACTGCACAAGCAATTGGATTCGCACAACATAAGAATTTAAAAACAATCATCGTCTGTCCACTCTCCGTTGTGGTGAATTGGCAACGTGAAATTAAAAAATTTACCGGAAAGGAGAGTACTGTATGGGATAGTAAAAACTATTATGGAAAGCTTA